AATTACCATCATTTAAATCGTTTAGGATCAAATTCTTAATGACATCTACCAATCAGGCATTCGTGCCTAGATTGACAAGTTTGAAAGTGATAGCAACTGCCTAATGGATTACGTTAAAGTAAAAGACAACGAACATTTGATTAGGAATACTCAATCAAATTGTATCGTTAATACAAATAAAGCTGAGTATGAGGAGTATCTTACTCGTCGCAAACTTAAAAAAAGTGAAAAAAGTAAAGTTGATAATCTTGAAAGAGACATATCAACTCTCAGAGATGAAATAACTGAAATTAAAGATATGTTAAGGAGTCTAGTAAATGGCTGAGGTCAACTCACCTAAAATTGAGTTTGATAAAAAAGGTTCAACGTCTAGATTTAATTTGGATGTAAATCAATATGCAGATAATTTTTATGATTTAAAAATAGTTGGTTCAGGAGGAACTGCATATAATTTAACTGGGTATGGTTTTTCGGGAACAATTAGAAAACATGTAGGTTCATCAATCACAGCGACTGATAATATAACAGTTGGATTTGATACTGTTGGTGGACAGCCCTTAGGTATTATAACTGCAAGGGTGAGTAACTCACTTACTACGAGTTTTCAAAAAATAAGTCCGAGATACACCTATGATATAATTGCAACTGAACATTCATCAGGATATAAAAGGCAGCTTGTTTCTGGTGATGTTAACGTAAATCTAGGTATCACACAAGTTGGTGGTGGTGGAACTGATGATTCTGATGATGTATTAGGTGCAAATCGGATATGTATTGCAGTTATTGATGAATCAGATAATGGTGATAACGCTCCATCTATTGCAGAATACAATACGTTTAGAGAAACCTTTCCAAATCGTAAACATTATCTATTACAACCAGTATCAACTGGGGTAGCAGATACAAGTAAACTGATGATTTCATCTTTAGAGAGTATATATGTAAGTGGATTTGGAACAGATACATCTTTTAATGGTAGTGAAATCAAAGTGCATCCTGTGAATAGAGATGGTGGTAGCGCAGATAATGCATCTGATTGGTTTGATATTGTAGGAATACAAACTGGATCAATTACAAAACTTGCTTTGTTTGTTGATACTTCTGGCAGTATGACACTTGCAACAGTTGCAGCGTCGTATGCGAAATTTATTGGAACATGCACTGATGCCGGTATCACTGTCAGACAAGAAACTAATGGAGTTGAAGACTGGCTCGAACCATTCTCAGGTATATTAGCATAATGGCATTAAAGAAACTAATTAACATAGATGTAATAAAGAAGGATCTTCTGATTCCTCGCAACGTTGATTATGAGCAACTGTTTACAATAAACGATAGAAGAACAGGTAGTGGAGTTAGTTTTAGTGGATTTAGTTCATCAATTCTATCTTCTAAAGTAAAACAAAATCCAAATTCAACCGGATTTGCTGCTACTTTTACAACTACATATTCTGATGCATCTTCTGGTGTGATAAAATTAACTTTGACTGCTGATCAAACAAAAGCGTTGAAATCAGGTAGATATTTTTATGATGTTGTTGTGATAAATGAAGATAAACCAAGTGCTGATGTTGCGGGTGATTTACATACCGAGAGATTAGTAGAAGGTCAACTCATTGTAGAATAAATAGATTGAGGAGATAGTATAACATGGCTCAACCATCAAGCAGATCAACACTAATAGATTATTGCAAAAGGCAGTTGGGTGCTCCATTGCTAGAGATTAATATTGCAGATGAGCAAACTGAGGATTTATTAGATGATGCCATTCAATACTTTCAAGAAAGACATTTCAACGGTGTTATACAAACATTTTTAAAATATAAAGTAAGACAAGTAGATATAGATCGAGCAAGAGGTAGAGGTGGTGATAACGCAGTCGGAATTGTGACCACAACAACGAGTAGCACCATCGTTGGAGTATCAACTGATTTTACATTTGAAGAGGATAGTAATTATCTCGTTATTCCTAACTCTGTTATAGGTGTTAACAAGTTGTTTCATTTTGATGGTGCGAACACAGTTACAAATAACATGTTCAGTGTAAAATATCAATTATTCTTAAATGATATTGCATTTAATCTTGGATATGCTGGTATCTTAAACTATGCAATGACAAAAAGGTACCTTGAAGATATAAATTTTGCATTAACAACAGAAAAACAGATCAGATTTAATCAAAGGCAAGATCGTTTGTATATGGACATGGACTTCTCAGCCATGAGTGTTGATGATTTTTTAGTTATTGATTGTTTTAGAATTATAGATCCAAATGATCATTCAGGTGTTTACAATGATTATTTTTTGAAAAGATATTTAACAGCATTGATGAAGAGACAGTGGGGGCAAAATTTAATTAAGTTTCAAGGTGTTAAATTACCCGGTGGTGTAGAGTTGAATGGTAGACAAATATATGATGATGGACAAAGAGAGTTGGATATAATCAGAGAACAAATGTCTAATACATATGAGTTACCACCACTCGATTTCATAGGATAGTGATATGGCTCTTAATCCATTTTTCCAACAAGGGTCAACATCTGAGCAGAACTTAGTTCAATCTCTGATAAATGAACAACTACAAATTTATGGTGTAGAGGTTCATTATTTACCTAGAAAATATGCAACCTCTAACACAATAATCAAAGAAGTTATCGAATCTAAATTTGATGATGCATATCCCATAGAGGCCTACGTTGAATCTTTCGACGGATATGGAGAAAATCCAACTCTTTTATCAAAGTTTGGTATTCAGGCAACAAATGAACTTACATTAACAATATCAAGAGAGAGATTTGAAACATACGTATCACCACTGATAGAGGACAAAAGTAACATTCGATTATCGACTCGTCCCAAGGAAGGAGATTTAGTTTACTTCCCTCTTGGGGATAGACTATTTGAAATAAAATATGTTGAACATGAACAACCATTCTATCAATTAAGAAAAAATTATATTTACACTCTACGTTGTGAACTCTTCCAGTATGAGGATGAAATTATTGACACAGGTGTTGATGAGATAGATGACACACTTGCAGCGACAGAGGGTGCAGATGGTGAAGATTTTATTATTGGTGGAACACAAGTTCTTACATTAGTTGGAACCGCATCGAGTGCGTCTGCAGTGACTGGCATACTCACAAGTGGTATTCAATTTGTTGACATAACAAATCGTGGACGTAATTATACCTTTGCTCCAAGGGTTGCTATATCATCTGCTCCAACTGGAGGAACGACTGGTATCGCAACAGCTGTTCTAAGAGGGGGAATTGTTGTTTGTACCGGTGCTGCAGATATAAGTAATTCAAAAGCAAGTGTTGTTCAAAGAATAGATATAG